TCTCTGTGCCTTGCACAAGAACGGTCCAGCCCTCTTTGAGGTAATGCTTTAACATTTCGATACGAACAAACCATACCATTACTCTTCCCCACCCAGTGCGCCATAGCCGCAAATGTCTACCCAACTGTCCTCATGCTCCGGCGTTGCGCTAAGTCGTGCCAGCTTGATAGCAACCATGCACTGATACACTTGAGGCACAGTGACAGGTGTATCTAGCAGAACTGACCATAGCTGGGCAATACGGGCGTGGTTTTCATAAGCATCGCCGTAATCCTTGGCCCGTGCGCCGTTGATTTTGGTTTTTGCTTCTTTGAGTATTTCATTGCGGTTCATATCTGATAACTCCTTGTGGCATCGTCAGGCTCAACTAAGTAAAGGTTCTGCTTGGTCCGTGTCAGTCCGACATAGAACACACGGTGCAAATCGTCAGGCGCGAGTTCCGCGGCCTTTGATGCGGCTGGTGATATCTCTGTAAACAGAACCACGTTGTCAGCCTCGCCGCCTTTTGATCCGTGGATCGTGGACAGGTTGATGCGAGGCTCTGCATTGAACTTTTCACCACGGCGTAGCAGCGCGGTGATATAAGCGCGGTCTGCGCTGGGTAACTTATCCATCGCTGTATGCCAGATCATGTCGCGTATAGATGTAATCAGATCCACACCTTCTATTAGTCCGTGGTGCGCGATCAGTTCATCCAGTGTCACCATTTCATCATCGTCGAGTGCCGGTAGTTTTTTAAATCCCCGCTTGACCCTGTCGTTGACGGACATATAATTGTAGATGGTTCGTGCGGTCTTGCCCGTTACCTGTTTACCTTTTCTCAACTGTTCCCAGCCATTAACAGCGTCGCTCAGACTTTCTGATATTGAACGTCGGCCCCGATAGTTGAAAAGATAGCCCCGACTCCGTAGGTCTGCGGTTATATCCGACAGGAAATACGCGGCTTGTGCCAGCACGAGCCACGAACCCTCAGAAAAATCAACCATCTCTGCGCGGGCTATATGTTCTACGTTGCCTCTGTCTGTGCGAGGCAGATACTTTTTAGTCACACGGCGTTTGATGCGACGAACCACACGCTCTGCCAAAGGGTGCACGGTAGCTGGTACGCGGTAGGATTGCTCTAGTACCTCGTAGCCACCGTTGAGTCCGATAAAGTGTTCTACGTCTGCACCGGCCCAGCGGTAAATGGCTTGGTCATCATCACCGGCTGCGTAGATGCGCTCAGAATGTTGCTCTAATACATGAGCCACGTCCCATTGCAGGGGCGACAGGTCTTGCGCTTCGTCAACGAAAGTGACAGCCAGACGAGGACAGAACTGGGCACTCTCGTTGACAAAGACCTCTAGCATGTCGGTAAAATCAAAAAGCTGGTATCTGTTTTTGTATTCTTGCAACGCGGTAGACACATATTTTACCGTGTTCCAACTCTCGCCTATCTCGCTTTCATCGTACTGTTCACGTAAATCTACCTTACGCAGCCGCGCTAGGTTCATCAGGTTGACGATTGGGCTACTGCTTTTATTGAGATCAAACGCATCCTCGCCAGATAGGCTGGAACCATCTACGTTTAAATTAAACCCCAATGCGATCCCGACTTCTTTGTAATGTTCTGGTTGCATAATCTGTTCCTGACGTATGCCAGACAGTCGCAAGGCAAAGCTATGTAGGGTTCTGAACCACGGCAGTTGTGACTTATCAAGATGAAACCGTGCACAAGCCCGCTCGACGGCCTCGTTTGCGGCTTGCCGTGTAAACGCGAAGTAACCGATATGCGTCGGGTCTACGCCGTTAGCCAGAGCCTCATCCACCTTGTTCAGAAGGGCTGTAGTCTTGCCTGTTCCGGGCGGGCCGTAGATGCGGAATATCTTAGTATCCATGCTCTTCGTCCGTCAGGTCCTCAATGCTATCCATAACATGTATAAATACGGGCGTGTGTTCACCCATCCACGCGCCTATGGTGTTAAACCATAGGTACTCCACAGCTTCGTCGTAGCTCATGTTTTCATCTTCTACCAGCACAGCTATGCATTTGTGATAATCGTAGGCCACCACCGGCTCTTGTCCGGCGCGGTGACACATGCCAAGAAATGCCTTGTCAAATCCATCTGCTTTCAACATTAGAACGGGGCCTCCTCTTCCCTGCCAAAGTCTGGGGTTTTTATGTCTAGCTCAACGGACTCGTATGCAGGTATTTTCCATACCCTCACTGGCCTCCCTTTTATTTTAAGGAGAGTACTTTCTCCTCCCAGATCACGAAGCCGTTGAGCTATCTTGTAAGGCTTGTATTCAAAAAACTTGTTACGTTTCAAAAAAGCCTCAAAATCTTTCAATCTAAAATATGTGACGTTTGCTTCTTCATCCGTCCAAGGCCGCTTGAGCAATATCTCTTCGCGGTCTTTTGCTTTTTGTAAGTGAGCGCAAAACTCTTCTAAATAGTCATAGAACTGACCGCTCGTGCTGGCATCCTCTGCCACGTCAATTATCGCGCTTTCATTAGCGTTCATCTCCCGCATCAACGCACCTATTCGTCCTTCCCACACCTGCTTACTAACAGAGCGTGGCATTGTGTTAAGTTGCTCCATACAAGCCTTTTGAAACGCAGGCTGACTCATCAACCCCTCCGTATCTAACTCAAGCGGCTCCCCGTTTACATCAACAAACCAGACGGGTGGGTGCGAGTTATATTTTCGTAGATTAGCTATGGCGGCACCCTGTATAGCGGCACCTATTCCATGTTTGCGTGTCTGGCACAGTTCTTTATTACAGTGCGCGTTAATTGGTGCATCGCTACACCGATAGGCGTAATCCTTCTTTTCAAGTTGCTTTGCAACTATGTTGACCTCATTCAGCGGCAGCGGCGGCTCAAGATACTGCATGTTATATGTCAGTATCTCTGACTCCCAGCTATCCGGATACGCCTTGCGTAGGTATACGCCTATGTTAAACAGCCCGTTGTTACGCCCGCCCTCACTGATCTTGTTTTTGATCAGGAACTGTAAGCACGGCGGTCCGTCGTTCATGTTGGATGTTTCAGGGTCATCCGTGATCTGAAGCTTAATTACCTGTTCAGGTGTCTGTTTGTGCGCTTCATAAAGAGCAATAAACTCATCTAGCGTAGCAGATGTGCCGTCATCTTTGATGGCGTAACGTAAGCCGTCCTCTGCGTCATAGTATGGCAGGTTCAGAAAGTTACCTACATCGTCACGGTCCAAGTGCAGCTTAATCTGTTTTGGAAATATCTCACTGCCGCCATAACCCAGTGCAGCCGATACCTGTTGCAGTGTGGACTGCATGTCCTTGGCATCTACCCAGTCCGTGGTGAACAGAAAGCAGTGTGCGCCGCCTGATTTGGAGCGGCACACCACAAGTGGTAGCTTCAGCTTACGGATCTTTTCAACAAGCAGTTTGTGGTCCAGTGGGTATTGATCTACATCAACGCAACCCCAGACGCACTTGTTCTCCTCATTGATCGGTATGATACCGATACCACGGCCCTTGCCAGACAGATGCCCTTCCCACAACTCCTTGGTCCGTGGTTCGCGCACGATGGCGGCCCTACCGGTATTCTTACCGTTCGCTTGCTGTTTTTCTACTTTATAAGTGCCGTAAGCAAGCTGTAGTCCATTAAAAATGGATGAAAATTTATCTACTGACATAATGGTCCCCGTCAAGAAAAGTGGCGGCTAGGCCGCCACTAATCCCTTAGAATGGCACGTCGTCAGATGAATTATCGCTAGGTGCGGTATCGTCTTGGTGCTTTACCACAACATCACCAGCGGTAATGCTTTGAGCAAAGTCCTTACCACGCTGATATATGGCCTTGTCCTCGACGGGACCAACCCTACTCATTTCCCAGCCGTGCCAGCTACCCTTGCTATTCTCCTCAGATATGGTCTTGAGGTGGTAGACGTGGCTAAACCGTGGTGGGGTGAACGGGCCGTTCTTACCCTGCATGGTCAGTGATGAGATCATGCTGTTCCATTTACGAGACTTCTTCAACTGTGTTGACTTCATAGCGATCAACGCAGTTTCAGCAGAGCCGTCGTCATGCAGCACTATGACAAAGTGCTGGTGGGTCTCTTCGATATACTGACCAGAACCATCCTGCACATACTCTTTATTATCTTCAGCAGACCGCTCCGTTTTTGGCTTTGCCTCGCCCGGAGAGTAGATCGCCACAGGAGCGCCCGTTCCTTCGCCTCTGGGGGCCCATTGGATGAACCGACGCTGGTAGGCACACGGAATGACTTGTATGCCCTCCTTGCCCTTCAGAACCGCACCAGTGACGCTATTGTAAATGTCACCTTTACGGGCATCTTCCAGATGGTCTAGCTCCTTACTCATGCCGCCCAAAACTTTCAGGAACGGCAGGGCAAGGTCTTCTTGACCCATGTTTTCCAAACCTGCTCCGGCATCTGCCTCAAACATGGTTGGATCGAACTGAATTACTTCAGCAGTCTTGGTCGCAGCGACCTCATTTTTTTTATCAGCCATTTTATTTACCTCTCTTGACGATAGCTCTTTGCCCGATAAATGCCCCGAAGAGCTCCA